TCAGACGGAAAAATCGCTTGGCGCCTGCACGCCGCCACCGCCCCACCAGCCGGCGGGACGGGGTGCAGTCGCGTGCAACGGCAGGCGCACCGGTGCGGCGGCAATGGCGCCGGCGACGGCATCCAGGCCGTCGTCGCGCCGGTTCGCACCGGCCCGCCATTCCCGCATTTCCTGCGGAAACGACGTTTCCAGCACGCTCCGGTGGACGTGCAGCAGCCGTGCGGCGAGCGGCACCTCCAGCGCCGCCAGAATGCGGTGGTCCTTGGCCTGGCGTGAGGTCGCGGTCTGCACGCTGACGGGCAGGCGCCGCCTGGCCAGTTCCTGCCGCAGCAGGCCGGGCAGGAAGGCGCCGATGCCGTTGGTCTCGATCGTTACCGCCGGCAGGTGCAATTCGGCCGCATGGCTCGCCACCGCCCGGCATTGCTGCCCGGCCGGGTCCAGGTCGTCGGCGGGATCGATCCGCAGATAGGCGACGCGGTGCAGCCAGAGGCCGCCATCGGCGTCCGTGAAGACTGCGGCCAGCACGCTGCCATCGCCGCGGTCGGGACGCCCGAAGGCCGGATCCCACCAGGCGCTGGCCGCGACCAGCCGCACCGCGCCCACCCGCAACTCCGCCTGACCATTGCGCTGGGTCAGGTCCAGCGGCTCGGCGTAGGCCAACAGTTGCTCCGGGTCGAGGCGGGCCGCATCCGGCGCCGTCGGCCGCAACAGCATCTGGCTCGCGAACGCCGCCGGGCCGATCCGCGCCTGCATGGCGGCGATGGCATCGGGCGGAAACCGCTCCGGCCAGGCGCTGCCGCCGTCCGCCGTGCGGATCGGCACCAGGCAGCGGCGGAAGCCGTTGAGAAACGGCGCCTCCTCCCCCACCTCCGGCCGCGGCGCATCGGCATAGATCGAGTAAAAGGTGTGCGGCGTGCCGGCGTAGATCTGGGTGCCGCCCGGCGAGACGATGTGTTCTAGTTCGCTGAGCCGCTCCCGCAGCCAGGCGCGGCGGAGGGCGGTGCTGGCCGTGTTCGGCACCTCCACGTCGTCGCAGATTACCGTGTCGGCATGCGCGCCGGTGATGTTGCCGCCGAGGCCGCGGGCCAGCATGGAGGGGTCGCGCCAGGTTGCCTCACGCGCCACCGTGAACGCCTCGTCCGTCCAGAGACCCACGCCCCTGCCCCGCAGCGGCACGCAGACCGGGTGGCGCTCGATCACCTGGCGGGCATAACGGCTGAGCTTGGTCGCCAGCGCCTGCTCGGCGGCCAGCACCAGGATGCGGTGGTCCGGGTCGCGGTGCAGCAGCCAGGCGGCCAGCAGGCCCAGCAGGGTGGACTTGCCGCAGTTGCGGAAGGCGAGCAGCAGCAGCCGCTGCTCCCCCTCCGCCAGCCGCCGGGCGAGCCAGTGGACAATGCGGCGGTGCACCGCCGGCGTGACCTGGCCCTGCCAGCGCTGCCAGAGCAGCGCGAATTCCGGGAAGGACAGCGCTCTCATGCCTCCGTCTCCCCTTCCCCGCCTTCGGTTTCGGTTTCGGCCAGTTCCTGGCGCACGTCCGCTAGCATCCGCTCCAACTCGCCCGCGCTGCCGGCGCCCTCACGGCCCAGATGCGCCTGCACCAAGTCGTGCACCCGGATCAGCGCCTGCAGGTGGGCGAGCGCCGCCTTGCGCGCGTTTTCCCAGGCCGTCACCTCGCGCGGGCCGTCCTCGTCGCCGGTTTCGAAGGTCATCAGCCGGCGGTAGGCTGCGAACTGGCTGCGCACCAGCCCCGGCAGACTCTCTGCCAGGGCCGGCCAGGGGTGCGGATATCCATCGTCCGCCATCAGCCTCAAGCCGGCCCGGCGTGCGCACCGCCGGGCGATAGCACCGGGGCGGCAGCGGCAAACCCGGCCCAGATCGGGCTCAGCAGCCGAAAGGGGCCCGTTGCGGAGGAGGCGGCCGCGGTCGGGCCGCCCGGCGGCGTATTCGGTACCGCCCAGACGATGGCGGCCGTCAGCACCGCCCCCAAAGCCTGCTCCAACTCCGGCTCGAATGTGACGAAGGCGGCGGCAATCTGAATGACCGCCTGGGCGAGCCCGGCCGCCCAGGCCTTGTTGTATCTCGACATGATTGTTTCCTTTTTGTTCACGCAAACAGCGCGCGCGTCAGCATGTTGGTCAGCGCGCCGAGCAGGCTGACCACCAGCAGGCAGAGCACGCTGATGACCCAGCGCCAGATCGAGATCAGGCGCAGGTTGATCTGCTCGGTCTGGCGCTCGATATGCGCCATGAACTCGCGCAGGTTTATGTGGCGCTCGTCGCAATGGCGTTCGTGCGCGGCCAGGCGGCCGGTGATTTCGGCGATGCGCTCGCGCGCCTCGGTATCGACCTCGGCCATGGCCTAGCCCAACTTCTCAACCGTCAGCGACCGGCCCGGCACCTTGCTTTCCAGCGTGTGCGTGCCCGCCTCCGACATCCATTGCAGTTTGAAGGTGTTGGTGCCGTCGACCAGCGTCACCGGCACATTCGCCATGGAGACGACGACGCCACGATGGTCGGTCGGCGGCAGATACTGCGTCGTCTCGACGATCTGCGCCCCGTTCAGGCGCAGGCGGGCGATGTTGGCATTGGTTGTGGGCGACTGGTTCACGACATGCAGGTTGAAACTGATCAGCGCCACATCGCCCGCCGCGCCCAGCACGCTCACCTGCTCGCCGGTATCGACGAAGCCGGTGGAATTGGTGGCGATCGTGGCGGTCGAGCTGGTGCGGTCGAACACCCGCGGCTTCGGCAACGACCGCAACAGGCCGATGAAGGCGCCAAAGGCCGGCGCATACATCAGGCAATGGCCGGCAGTGCTCGGATGGTTCAGGCCGTTGCCGCCGGCACTGTCGGCATTGCTGCCCCAGTCGCCCTGGCCGATCAGGTCGTCCTCGTGCAGCAACGGTCTAGCATAGCGGGCCGGATAGCCGACCTTCAGCGTGCAGCCGATCTGCGGCGAGCCGGCCCCGCCCAGATAGGCGCGGTAGGCGCAGCCGCCCTCCGTCAGGCTTTCGTAGTCGATCACGTCCAGCTTCAGCACGCCGCCGATCCAGACCCTGTGCCGGGCGCCCTCGCAGCGCACGCGGACGTGACTGTCCGCGCCGACGGCCGCCGCCGCATCCACCACATGCAGCTTGGACGTGGTCTTCCAGTAGATGCGCAGGTTCGGGCCGGACCATTGGAACTCGTACCGGTCGGCCGGCGCATCCGGATCGACGCGGTAGTTGAAGGCCAGCACGTCGCCAGCCTGCGCCGGCCGCCAGGTCAGATCGGCCTGGAAATCAGCCGCCGCCAGCCTGCGCCGCGGCCTGGCCGTGCCGGTGAACGCCAGCCGGCCGCTGCCGAGGCTGACATTGCCGGCATCGCCCTCGATCATGTCCCACCAGTTCGTGCCGAAGGCCCGGAAGGCCTCCTCCCGAAACCACATGCGGCGGCCTTCGTCCGTGCCATCTCGGAGGAAATGGTGCACGCGGTTCGCGTCGATCAGCGGCAGCCGGCGTTGGGCCGCGAACTCGCGCAGAATGCGGTAGTGCCCGTCGTGCGCCGCCTGCCGCACCCGGAAGGCCGGGTCCAGCCGGGTCGGCAGAAAGGTGGTGACCAGGGCCAGGCTCGGCGGCTTCGCCCAGGTCTTGGTGTGATCGTGGAAAGCCTGAACGGCGCTGGCATATGCCTGGCCGGCCAGGCCGAAATTGTTCATGCCGTGCGCCCAGACGACCAGATCCGGCGCCGCCGCCTCCACATGCTCCCGCCAGGAAAGGCCGATTTGCGAGCCCTGCTGCCACGACTCCCGCGGGAACGGCCCCGGCGGCGCACGATGGAAGCCTTGGTCCTTGTCCGCCGGCTCCGCCGCCAATGCCAGATAATCCGGGTCGGCCAGATGCTCCGCATCGCGCGCGCCGAGCGAAAGGTTCTCGAACGTCCAGGCCACCTGCGGAAAGGCATGGGCGAGCGACTGCTGGAACAGCGCCGCCCAGCCGTTCTCCAGCTCCACGTCGGCAACGGCCTCCGTGATGCTGTCGCCGACGAACACGACCTTGGCAGCCCCCTCCGCCATCGCCTGGGCCAGCGCCTTAACGTCCGGCGTCGGGCCGGCCAAGTCCGGCAGCAGGCCTGCCAGCATGGCGACGGCCCGGCCGATGCCCTGGTTGCTGAACAGGTCGTGCCGGGCGCGAAGCGGCGTTTCGGTCGCGGCGGGGTCGAGCAGCGCGCCCGCCCCCTCCAGCCAGTAGGGCCGCACCGCCGGCAGATCCTCCGGCGTCACCGCATAATCGCCTTTCGGCAGCGCGTGCGGCCGATCGAGGCCGCTCAGCACCGGCCCGTCATTGACGGCGCCATCCCCCGCAGCACCCCGGTCGCGGACCGTCGGCGCATCGGCGACGCGATCCGCCAGGGTGCGCGGCGTCGCCAATCCGGTGCCGGTCACGTAGCGGTCGCTGGCATCGTCCGGCAGGTTCGCGCTCGGTGCCATCGCCACCGGCCCGCCATTGGCATCGAACGCCAGCAGCTTGCCGGCGCGGGCCTGGCGGTCCGGCAGGGTCGTATCCACCTCCGGATCGGCCGGCGGCAGGCGCAGACCGCGCCCCACGTCGCTCTCGATCTGCTGCAGGGCGGCGGTCTGGTAGTCGAGTTCGTCGTTCAGGGTCTTGGCGCGAAAGTCGCCGCCTTCCTGAAAATCGCTGGTGCGCTGCAACGGCAGCTGCCGGCGGATGGTGACGCGCGCGCCCGCCACCGGCGGCGTCAGGAAGGAGACGGAGCCGCCATGGCTCGCCCCCACCCCCGCCGCCGAGTAGGTGCCGGTCTGCACAATGCCATCCAGGAACACCTGCAGATTGCCGGCGTCGAAGATGGGAAACGGAAACAGGAACAGGGTCTGCACGCCATCGGCGACGTACTGCACCCTGGGCGGCGTGGTCGTGATCTGGATATGCCCGCTGTTAGCCATGCGGCCGGTCCTCCATTCGGGTCAAAGCAGGTCGAGCCGGCGGGTCAGGCCAAGCCCATCCCGCAGGCTGTCGAGTTGCGCGCGCCGGCGCTGTTCGGTGAGCCGCAGCAGGTCGCGCTCGCGCGCGCTGTCGGCACCCAGGCCGATGCTGCCTGCGCGCAAGGCGAATTCCTGGTCGGCAAAGGCCGCGTCGCGCGCGGTTTCGGCGGCAAGGCCCTGCAGGACCGCCACGCCGGACCCGGAGGCCGTGCCGGTGCCGCGCGCGCCCAGCAGCGCCCTTGTCCGGGCCTGGGCGCGCCGAAGCGCATCGCGCCGCCTGGCGCTGTCGGCGGCCTGGTCTGTGCGCAAGTCTTCGAGCCGAAGCGCGGCATCGGCCTCGTCGGTCCGGGCCCGGCGTCGGGCCTCGGATTCGGCGGCCTGGAGTTCCTGCGAGCGTTGCAGCAGGTTCAGGCCAACGGATGCGCCAGACAGCAAAGCCGGTCCGACGGCGGATGAAAGGGCTGCCATCAGTCGGTCACCTTGATTTCGGTTGTTACGGAAAGAACGGTGCACGGCACCGGCGCCGCCTGCTCGATCCGCCAGGGCAGATCCACCCCGGCCCGCCGCCAGCCGAGCGCGCGCAGGCGCTTGTCGCCGCTGAAGTTCGGGGTCGGCGCGCCGAAGGTCATGTTGCCGCCCACCTGCCGGAACGGCGTCGCCCTCGGCCCGTCGCCCAGATCGACCACCAGCGCGCCGGTCTCGTGCAGGCGGAACGTCACCTCCACCAGCCGGTAGGAGGCGCCCTGTGCCGGGCCGCGCGGGAAGTTGGCGGCGATGGGCAGGGCCTCGATCACGTGCCTGAACGGCAAACCGACCGCGACGGTCGTGGAGGCGGCCCCGATCGGCACGCCGCCGTTCTCGACCACGGCATCGCTCCGCACCGTGCCGTCGGCGACGATGGTGACAGTCTGGCCCTCCAGCCGATCCAGCCCGCCGACCGTCAGGGCCGGCGTGTGCAGGCTCCCCACCTCGCCGCCATCCACGGCCAGCGCCTCGTCGAACGCCTCGATGAACAGCCCGCCTTGGCGCTCGACCGCGACATAGGTCCGCTCACCGACCACGGCGACATCGCGGAACGCGCCTTCGGTCTGCTGCCGGCTCCAGGCGGTCACCTGCTCGGCCCGGTAGAGCGTGAGCGTGGCGAGGCTGCCATCGGCCAGCACCACGTGCAGCAGCCGGCGTTCCGGGTCGAAGTCCTGCGTTACCGGCTGCACGAAGAAGTGCCGGGCCAGCAGGGCCAGGTCGGCGGCCTGATAGGCCTGCTCGATATCCGCGAACAGGAACTCCCGCAGCTCGCGGCCGGTGCGGCCGATGAAGAGCGTGGCGCCATCCACGTTCTTGGGCGGAACGTAACGGTCCACCACGGAGCCGATCCGGGTCTGCCGGCGCACCTGCACCGACGTCGGCGTCAGCGGATCGCCGGTCACCATCCACTCGGCGCCGGAGGTGAACACCTGCAAGTGCCGGCCGCTGAAGACGCCGCGGATGGCGTTGACCTGGTCGGAGAGGATCGGAAACTCGATCGCCTCGTCGTCCAGCCCCTCGCCCAGGTCGAAGTTGAACAGCGCCCCCGCCTTGGAGAGCCAGAGCCGGTTCGGCAGGTCGCGGCTGCCGCCGATCACCAGCCGGTCCTGGTGGAACGCCACCGTCACCGGCCAGCCGCGCAGGGCGTAAAAAGCCGGCTCCTCGAAATCCGGCGTCGGCTCGATGCCGGGCAACTCCTCCAGCACGGTCGCCTGCGCCTCGGTCGGGCCGATGACGGCGTCGATCCGCAACTGCCTGCCAGCCAGCCGCCAGTTCTGGCCCGCATGCGCGGCATCGAACACGCCGGCGGAGGCGGTCAGGGTGACGGCGCCGGCCGCGGCGCTGGACGTCAGCGTCGCGTCGGTGGGGGCGAACTTGTAGTAGGGGTGGCGGCGCAGTTCGCCGCTCACTGCAAACGGCCAGGTATCGACGCTCCAGGCGCCGGGGCCGGTGCGGGTGATCCGCCGCGGCTCCACCTCCGGATGCGTCACCAGCAGCGTGTCGGCGCTCTGGGTCCAGGCGATCTGCGGCAGTTGCGCCGCAGTCCAGGGTGTGCCGACGGACGCGGTCAGCACGTCATCCTGATAGACGTCCAGCATGCCGTCGCTGAAGGCCAGCAGGTAGGTCTGCTCCGTGTTAAACTCGAAGCTGACCAGCCGCCCCGGCCCCCGCGCCGCCACCACGTGGCGCAGGCCCGGCCGGCGATAGACGCCGCCGGTCGGGTGGATGAACACGTTGCGCAGGCTGGCAGCACCGTTGTCATAGGCGCGCAGGTCGCCGCGCCCGAACAGCAGCGGCGAGATCTCCCCCGCCGTGAAGTTGGTCTTCAGCAGGTTCACCCGCGTCATTGGCCGCGCACCTCTACCAGCGGAAAGTCCTCCAGCGCCGCCGGGGTATCCTGCTGGGAATCGATCAGGCGCGCGCGCCGGAATTCCGCCTCGGCAACGCGGTAGAGCATTTCGGCGCGCGACGTGCTCTCCGTGATCGGAATGCAGAATTCCGCCGCCAGCCTTGCGATCAGCAGCTGGTCGAAGAACGGCGGAAAATCCGTTTCCGCCGGGCGGAAGACATAGGTCAGGAACGCCTCGCTGCTGGAGGTGTGCAGACGCCGGTCGATGATGCGGTAGCTGAGCCCGCGCCCGCGGGCCGCCACACCGGCGGAAATCGCGCGCAGGAAATCGGCGGGCAGCTGAAAGGCGCTGGCAAAATCCGCCACCGGCGGCGCTTCCAGCCGCGGCAGCCGCAATTGCGCGGTTGCGAACGACCAGGCATGGGCCGACAGCAACGCGTCGCGCACCGTAGGGTAGAGATTGGCGGCGACCTCGGCCTCGGCCGTGCCTTCGTCGAAACTGGCAATGGGCCGCGCGCCCAGTTTCAGCAGCGCGCGCGAACAGAGCGCGATTGCGCTGATCGCCATGGCGGAACTCCTTGGCTTGGAATGCTTGAAACGAGAAAACCCCGCCTTCCGAGTGGAAGGCGGGGCGGGGGGACGGGAGATGAAACCCGGCGGTCAGGCGAGGGCGGCGGTGTGCACCTCCGTCTCGGTATGAACCGACACCTGGCGCATGCCGATCCGCTCGTACCTGTCCTGAAACACGATAACGTCGCCGGGGCGCATCAGATCGGCGGCCCCGTTGAAGTAGCCGTCGGCCTTCATCGCCGTGTTGGTGTCCGTCAGGCTGCGGTAGTGCCACAGCGTGAAGCCGTTGCAATATCCCAGCACGCCGAGCCCCTCGCCGTCGTATGCCATGTCAACCTCTCCTCATCGAAACCGCCCGGTTAGCTTTCGAAGCAGCGGAGGGTGACGACGCCGGCGGGGTCGATCATGACCGCGCCCTGGCTCATCATGTTGGCGACGAACCAGGCCGCCCGGTCGCCGTGCCAGGTGATGTCGGTCTGCACGTCCGCGCCGGAGCCATGGCCAACGGAGGTGCGGTGATACCAGTGGCAGAGCCGGGCGGAGCCAGCGATACTCAGGCCGGAATGCGGCACCCAGGTCGTGCCCAGCCAGCGCTTGGCCTGGGTGTCGCGCCAGGGCAGGGCGTCCGGTCCGACATATTCAGCGTTGGCGAACTCCGGAATGTCCAGCAACTCGGCCCACTGCTTCCAGCCGACCACCGCGAAGCGCTGGCCGTCATCCGGCACATCCGCCGCGCCCATCATCTCGAACGCCGCCAGCACCTTGGCCTTGGTCAGGCCGTCGGTCGCCAGACCGGCAAAGTTGGCAGAGGCATCCAGCGCCGTGATCACCAGCTCGTCGGTCTTGCGGCCGAGCGCATAGGCGCCGGCATTGGCGATGACCTGGCGCTCGTCGATGTTGACCTTCATCTCGTCGAGCTTGTCGATCCAGTCGCCGGCGTAATAGTCGGTCAGCACGCACTCGACCGCCGTGTGCTCGACGGACATGACCGGCACCAGGCCATGCCGGGTCTTGGTGGAGGCGGCACCCTGGCCGACCTTCTGGAACGTGGTGGAACTGCCCTTGACGTCGCCCTTGGAGCGGACCGTCTGGCGCAGTTTCGAGCCCATGCGCTGGTAGGCTTCGTGTACCTCCGCCTCGAACTGACGGACAAAGGATTGGTCGATGGTTACCGACATTCGGTGTTCATCCTCGGTTTGGTTGATGGGACAGGTGCCCTGCGGTGCGGTTGCCGCCGGCCCTCGAAAGCGAAGGCAGCGGCCGCAGCAGAACATCGGCCCGCCGGACTGCGGCGCCGGCGTCAGCGCTCAAAGCGTCAGCGCTTAAGGCGCACGCACGCGTCGCCCGGCAGTTTCCCGGCGGGCCGACCACCGCGCCGCACACGCAGCACCGCCCGTAGGCGACGCCGCGCGGGCGCGATTGCGGACCGGAGGCCTCAGTCGCCCTGGTAGGCGCGCTCGAAGCCGTCGGTGACTTGTCGGACGAAGGCGGGGTCGCGGTCGCGCCAGTAGCGCGGGTCGCGCATCATGGAGCGCAGTTGGTCGAGCGAGCCCCGGTCCGGCGCCTCGCTGGCCCGCACCAGTGCCGGCTCCCTGGTCTGCATCATCGCATGCAGCGCCAGACAGCCCTCATAGGTGGTGGCGAGCGCCTGCAGGGCCGGGCCCGGCAGGTGCGCCTTGCCCCAATCCAACATCTGCCGGCTCATCTGCTCCCATTGACCAGCCCCGCCGAAATGCTGCACCAGCCGCTCGGTCTGGCGCTCGGCCTCGAACTCGACCGCTGCCTGCTCGACCAGCGGCGCGACGTATTCCTGCGCGAGGTCGTAGACCAGCCGGGCCTGGTCGTTGGAGAAGCCGGCGGCGTGCAGACGGCCGTTCACCTCGGGATCGACCGTCAGGCCGCCCTCGCCGGCGGCCTCCCCGAAGTCGTAGGCATCCGGCGCATCCGGCACGCCGAGCGCGCGCAGGAAACGTTGGCGCTCCTCCGGCGGACTGTCGGCAGCCGGCACCCGGACCATGCCGCCCATGTGCTTTTCCAACTCGCGATAGGACTTGGCGAGCGCATCCACCCGCACCGCCCCGGCGTCGGCATCCCAGAATTTCTCCGGCACATCCGTCGGACGCTCGGAGACTTGCTGTGCGGGGATATCGGGCATATCGTTGCTGTTTTGTTCCATTAAATCTTCTCCTGGCTGCGGCCGCGCATGGCCAGCCGTTCGATCTGTGCGACCAGGCTGCGCTGGCCCTCGACGAAACGCAAAAGTGCAGATGGCGCATCCGGCGGCAGGCGGCGCTCGATCGTTGCCCGCCGCAAATGCTCCAGAACCTGCTGCCCGGCATAGCCGGCAAAGGCCCGGACGAACGCGTCCCGAACCGTCGCCGGATGCTCATCGGCTGCGGCGGGCTCAAACCAGCCCCAGCCCTCCGGCGACCTATCCGTCACGTTATCCGTCATGACGGACCGCCTCCGCCAGCACCGGCGCCAGCACGTCCGCGATTCCGGCCAGACCCAACGGGTCCGGCGGCGGCAGCGGCCGGATCAGTTCGCCCGGCACGGCCATCTGTTCGCCGAACCAGCGCGCGAACGCCGGCAGATCGACCGCGGCCATCGCCTCCGGCCCCAGCGCCGATACGGCCTGGATCCATTGCAGCGCCGCCTGCGCGTCCGCCCGCCTTTGGGCTTCCGCCAGCGGCGAGCGGTAGCGCAGGTCGATCACCCGGCCATCGACCCGGATATCGCCAATCTCGCCCCGCCGCCGCAGGATCGCCATGCCGCGCGCCACCAGGGGCCCCAGCAATTCCGCCTGAAGCCGGCCGTAAGTCGCGCCCAGAATGCGCGCCATCTCCGCCGCGCGCTCCAATACCTCGGTCGCCGTCATACGCGGCCCCTGCACCAGGCCCAGCCGGTCCACCAGCAGGGCGTGACGGATGCGGGCCCGCAGGTCGGAGAGCACGAGTTCCGAAACATCGAACCGCCCCGGTGCCTCCAGCGGCGCCAGGCCGGCCGAGCCGACCGCTTTCGGAATGATCGCGCCCGGCACCAGCTTGACGGAGGCGGGGTTGAGCACGCCGTCGTCGTCCGCCTGCCAGATGCCGGTGACGGCGATGGAGGCATTCTTCAGCACCAGCTCCACCACCTTGTTGGCGGTCTTGATATCCGGCAGCGCCTTCATCACCGGCGAGCGGCCATAGCCTTCGCCCGGCGCCTTCATCCAGCGGAAATTGATGAAGGGACTGGATGCGAACTGCCCTTCCGCCAGCAGCGCGTCGTCGCCATCCGGCAGTTCGCGCACCGCCAGATAGCGGTAGTCACCGTCGGCGGGCTGTACCGTTTCCAGCACGCCGATGGGCGGCGGCCCCTCACCCTTCGACGTTTCCGGCGGCTCCACGCCATAGCGGGTGCGGAACTGGTCCGCGCTCAGGCGCAGCTTCCGCCAGGTCCGGTCGAGCCGACCCGCCGGCCCTTCCTCCAGCACGACATCGTGGATCGGCACGGCGGTGAAGCGGAAGGCGCTGGCCTCGCCCAATGGCGCTTCCTCGAACAGCAGGCAAGCCGTGCCCGCTGTCACCAGGTCGAGAAAGCACTGGTGCACTTCCACCGCAAAATTCGACCGGTCGAAATGCGACTGCAGCACGGCGCTCGCCTGATCGAGCGCCGGCGCAACCTCCGTGCGCTCGGCCGCCTGCACCTCGGTGCCAGGGCAAAGTTCCAGCCAGCGCGCCCAGGGCGGCGTCAGCTCCGAGAGAAGGCTTGCGGCCAGTTGGTCCACCGCATCGGCGGCCGTCGCATCGAACAGGCGGTCGTCCTGCCTGCCACCTTGCCCGCCGGCGCCGCTTCCAGCCTCGCGCTGCGGCAGGGCATAGCGGTAGCAGTCGCGCCAATACGCCTCCCAGTGCTGGCGCGACTGGAACGCCCGGCGGAAACCGGCACGGATGTGTTCCGCGGTCTCCATGGCCTAGCTCCCCAGCAAAGAGCGGCGGACGACGGCAGACTGGCCCGGACTGAGGATGCCGCGGGCGCTGGTCGCAATCGTGCCGAGGCGTCCGCCTTCCAGGCGTGCCAGGGCGGCGCGCCGCACCGCCGCCTCGGCTTCAGCCTCGGCAGCAACGCTGGCGACGGCATCCGGCGAGGCCGGTTCCGGCGGCGCAACGCGAACACGGGGCACGGCAGGCTCCTCGAGCAACAGGGAACTGACCACGGCGGCCATCGATCATCCTTTCGTGAACCCCTGCGGCTTGGCAACCGCAGGACGCAATTCCGATGTCTTGAATGGCTTTATATTCCTATAATAACCCACTGTCAAGGGATATATTCTTATTATGTTCCAGGAAACGATACAACTGCCACGGCGTCTGCACCCGCAAAGCCCGCAGCCCAAGCCCGCGTTTCACCGTTTCCACACAGGTCCACAGTCCCAACGGCGCGGCACCTTCGACCGATGCCGGCAAGGCCGCCTCGACCACCGTCAGGCCCGCACGCCGCAGCTTCGGCCGCAGATCGACGGCGGCCCGGCCAAGGCGGCGAACCTGCAACAGCGCCGCCAACGGCTCCACCAGCAACCACTGATCGCCGTCTTCGAGGATCAGGCAGCAATGGCGGAACCCTGGCCGCAGCAAACGCTGCCAGGGCTTATCGGCGCGCCCGCTAAACACCACCAGCGCCCTAGCGGCCATGACGGCGCCCTTTCGCGGAAGCCTCTATGATCCCTTTATGTTCCATTAATTCCGCCAGCACTACCATCGCCCGCTCCCACACCGGCACGGCTGACCGGTGTCGTTTCCCCAGCGCGTGCGGCGGAACGGCATGGCGGCCGTAGAGGAACAGCACCTCAACCTCCATCGCGGAGAGCCGCCGGTCGCGCCGCAACCGTGCGGCGCAGTTGACAACGTCAGACGCCTCGCATGGCCGCACCTTGTCCGCCATACCGGGCAGCACGTGCGCACCGGCGAGACGGCACAGCATGCCTTGCACGCCCCAGAGCCAGGCCTCCTCAGCCGAAGAGAACAAATCATGGTTTTCTGAGGCAGCAGCAAAGGAACGACAGCCTGTCCGGATCAT